AAATAATGTTCTATAAAATTCTTTGCTTTCTCCTTAGCGTTGTAAACAAAGCGACCATTCAAGTCAGGAAGTACCTTTTCTGTTAAGGTAACAGAATTGCAAGTAAAATCTATTTTATAATAAAAATCACTGATAGCTGTTTGATTAGATGACCCAATGAACCACTGGTCATTATATGCCGGTGTTTTACTAAGTGGGTATTGTGTTATAGTTAGTGCCATTTTAAAATTTCTTTGTTATTTCAATCAATACTTCATTTTGTGCCGCTTCCATTAAATCTCTTTCTAGTTTTTCAAGTCGGCCATCGTTAATTACTTCGCTGAAAAATTGGTTTCCATCATAGCCGTTTTCATGAATGCTCTTCGCTATTCCGTAAGCCAACGATTTAACGGCATCCTCGTAATTTCTTTGTTTAGCAGCTTTCTTAATTTTCTTATTCTTAACCCTTGCTAGTTTTTCTTGCTTGCGTTTAGAAATCATCACATCAATGTTTCTTCGCTTAATCCAGTCAACTAAATTTTTTCTTAATGAACCATTACCCGGCTCTTTTGTTTTTCCCCTTCCACCGTCTAATGCTTTACCGTATAAAGGCATCTGTAAAATGTATTCAGTTAAGTCGCCCATGTGTTTAATAGGTAAAGATTTAATCTTACCCGATAAACGAGGGTTATAAGCCTTACTATTAATCGTCTTACCTTTCTTGTTAGTTCGTGAACGATTAACTTTTTCAGCTAAACTATTCTGCAAGTCCTGTTCGAGTTTCATCCCAAACTCAACTAAAATTTCATCTATTTTTTTATCTATTGCCATTTAACGCAATTAAAAATTTACCCTTATCTTTTAAATAACTTATCTTATTCAGAAACCTTGTTACATTCCATAAATAAACATCATCCCATGTTATCCGTTCGTTTTCTGCGCATAAGTCGATGTTGTATTCCCATCCCCAGTGCTCAAGGAATCCATGAACTCTTTGTCGTTCTGTATCTCCATTTGAAACGTCTTCACTAATTGTAATTGGCTCTCCAAATATTCCGCTATATGTTTCTCGCATTTCAAATAGTAGTGTTTGAAAAAAAAAACAGTACCTAACACATCGCCTACTTTTTTAGATAGGAAAGCCTCTGAAATCTCTTTGTGCTTATCAGGATTGTAAGGCCTATACACTACAGCAAGTAATTCATTTATAGGTGCGTTTGATTTGTTTAAAGAATAGAAATCAACTAACTGATTTACCCCAATATCATTAAGATTAGTACACGCTTTGTAAGTTTTAAAGCCGATCCTTGTTTTCTCTTTGAATTTCAGTTGTTTTGGGATGTTGCTTAAGAATCCAATATTCTCAAATGCTGTAATCGGCATAGCCTCAACTTCGCTTTCTTTTTTTCCTAAAACAATAGCTAGTTTCTTAATTTTCTTATCAATATCGCTAGTATCTAAACTATCTACATTTAATAAGTCAATGTATTGTTTTATTGTTAAGTCTTCAAATTTCATCTTTCTTAAGTATTAAAAAATTAGTTAAACGATATCTATAATGTTGGTAAATCTAGACTTCAAAGCATTATAAGCTATACAACAAGCCATGACTCCATCATCATGAAAACCTTGCGGAGCTGAATACTTTATATTCCTAGTCTTATGCGAATATTCATAGGTAAAAATATCAAACTCTTTTTTAAGCCAGTCTATCTCTAATAAACTAAATTCATTGTTTTGAATAGCTACCTGTAAAGCCTCAACAGCATCCTGTTTGCTTTTGCTTGTAGTAGTAAATGGCTCTATGTTTGTGTATTTGGCTTGTAACTGCTCAAATATAACATCCCCTATACTATTTACCTCAACTTTACACGATGCGTTAAAACGTCTTAAAACGCTTAGTAATGCATCAACTATATTCGACCAAGTATTGTGCCGCCAACGTTCACATAAGACCATTTGCCCACGTTCGTTTAAAATTACTATAACAGTATAATCATCGGCCCTACCCAAGTCAATACCAGCAAAATAGCGTGCTGTTCGTTCGGGATTCTCATTAATTGTGATGTTACTAAACACACCCGAACCACTATCGATAAATTCTGCAAGGTATTCTTGTTTAAATACATTATCAGGCAAAGTATGACGCGCCCCATCTATTTCATCGGCCTGAGCTAATCCATCATATGAAGTCATCTTAAATGACTTGTAAGCGGGGTTAATTCCGTCTAGGTTAAATAAGTTATAGAAATGGTTTTTACCCTTTGGAGTTGATATTAATAAAACTTTCTTACCCTTAACTAAAACAGTGGCCCTCAAAACTTCAGTCCATGCTCTTTCATCTATAAAGGCGAACTCATCACATACTAAGTAATCAAATGTAAAGCCCCTCAAGTTGTCATAACGTTCAGCTGAAAAAAACTGAATAGTTGAGTTATTCTTAGTCTTAATTATTAGTTCACTTGCATTCGATGTGATTAAATTACTATTATCGAAAGCCTTAACCATTTCATCAAAGACTTTCTTAGCTTGTTTATAAATAGGAGAAACCCACGCTATCTGTACGCTCTTTTCATTGAAGGCCCAATAGTAGCATTGGTTCATAGCTAACAATGATTTACCGAACTGCCTACCTATGTTTAACACATAGTATTTGTAAGGCTCGTTGTTTATGCTATTGTGAATCTTTGCTTGGTTGTGATGAGGACTGTAAAGCGTTATTGAAACCGGCATGATAGTCTATATTAGTATTTTCGTTCTTATTTTCAGTTTTCTCAACTAAGCCATTTAATCTTTGTGTTATGGATGGGTTATACTGTCCTACCATACCGCCATCTATTTGGTCATTTCTAATTATATCTCTTATATGCGAACAGATAGTACTATATTCATCGTATCTATTATCTGTATTATCGAAATAATGCTTAATACAGCCAGCTTCTATAAAACAATATACTCTAAACCCTTCCATCGTCAAAGGTCTCTCTAAAAGCTCATATTCGCTTTTTCCATCCTTACCAACAAATACATGTTTCTTTCTAGGATTAGATTTAACCTCATTTGTATAACCTTTAAATAACTCTAAAAGTTTTTCGGGAGTTTCTATGTATTTATGCTTTGCCATCGTTCCAAAAGTTTATGTGTTCGTATTCGTCTTGCATTTTAATTCAAAAATATTATTATGTTGTTAAATTTCCCTCTTAGCAGTTGTATCTCACAGCGTTGTTTGCAAAGATAAAGCATATTACCATAAATTACTATCTTTTGCATATAAGTAAATTTTGTCAAAAATATTATTTTTCCCGCAAGTGAAACATTGCTTTCTGTTTACTTTAATACCCGTTATCTCTTCATATTCAGCAATTATATTAGCCGCTATCTTATTAGACATATCAGGCTTGTTACCATATGCAACCACACCTAAAATAAAATCTTTATTATTCTTTATATAGCTCATAGTGTTTAATAATTACTTTCATTGCTTCCGTAACTACATTCGGGTCAAACGGCTCAATAGTAGCGCCTAGTCTCCAGTAATGGTGATGCTTTAATACTTGTATTGCCTCAATTATTGTCATAATTTAAAATGACCTCGACTGGTGCGCTGTTCATGGGAAGCGTTCGAGGTACTATAATACTACATTGTTAATTATCTTTTTTATTAGTTTCTTTCTGTTTAATCTAATAGTATGGTAACTCATATCTAAGTCTTTTGATAATTCTTTTAAAGTCTTATCGTTTGTTGATTCAAATAAAACATAAACATCTGTTTCTTTAATAGTATTATCGGTGTTCAAATATGATATGACCTTATCAAAGTCTTCATCTATCTTATGGTTATATTCATTGTGAGCTATATTCGTGCCGTCAAAGATTCCAAACTTGTTAGACATTTCAAAAAGTACGTTGTCTTTTCCGTTTAGGTTATAGTTACGCGCCTGACTATTAGCCTTGCCGAACATTACAGTAAATGCGAAAGCCTTAAGGTTATTTATTCGGTTGAACTTTTCGTCAGGCAGTTCCAACAAATAAATAAAAGTTTCTTGAAATAAATCGTTAAATATGTCTCGGTTGTTGCATAACTTCCGAGCGTTGTTTTTTAACGAGGTGTCTTTGAATAATTCTGTTATTTGTTGTTGTTTTGTCACTATATTTATTTATAGTCAGGTAAAAGTTTAACACGCTTCCGCTCTACAGCGTTGATCAATATTTTGTTTAATGTGAGAATTGCGTAACTCATTACAGTTGTTTGTGCTATTCCTTTACCTAACTAATCATTTTACTAAAGTACTATTATTTAGTCAATTGTATATATTTATCCATGAAATCAGCAAAAGATTTTACAATAAAATAATAACCTCCAGCTTTCTCAATATTTTTTTGATATTCCTTTTGAAAATCCGATTGAATATCTTTACCAATCTTTACCTCCCATTTTACAGAAACACCAATTTTTTTACCATTTATATTAATTGGTATTGTACTACTAATATCCGCTGAACCTTTCGTTCCCGAACCTTTAATATATTTACCGCTTCCTATCTTTTTTTGATTTCCCAAAACATCGGTAACCACCTTAGAGTTATCAACCCAACGGCCAGACGTGCTTATTCTCTCAGCTTGGTAGCCATTAAGGTTAATCCATTTAACTATTGCCTTGGTTAGTCCGTTGGCTGTCTTATCGGTAAACTTCGTTCTTACAATATATTCAGGCGGCATCCGTGACTCAGAACATCGTATTTGCCAGTCAAGCTCTGTTAGTTGTTGTAGTGGGATCATTAAAAAATAGTTAGTTGATTGTTTTGATAATTTTGAATATTAGTTTTGCATCTAATCAAATCTAAAAATACATTATCTGTACACCAATGACCGCAAGCAAAAAAATAAATATTATTTCTAACTTCCGTTAAAATGTATTTTTTTTTACTGTTTGGATAGGTGTATTTTTCGCCTATGTAATGTGTCATTTAACTTCGTATTTAGATTTAAAGTAAACATACGGCATAGTATTAAAATGTCCGTTAATCTCATAGTCAACTAGCTGAATGCCGTCTATTGTGTATATTCTTAGGATTTTCATATTGATATGTATTTAAGCATTTTCTCAGATTGATGAATACAGTTACCTATGTAAGTTATTATTTTATCATTTATTAAATCATTTACAATTTCATTATTTATATAAGTATCAGCATATAAAAATTTACCTGTTTTAGGTTGAAAGTAAATAGCATTGTAATGATTTGAGTAATTATATACTTCATCATTCATTAATTTTATAATCGTTTCTTTTTTCATTGTTAAAATGGTGTTTCTTCGTTATTAAAAATTATATCATTTAAAAAGTTAGTATTGTTTTGTAATGGTTTTTCGTAACTTAACCAATTCTCATTATTTGGAGAACCTTTATAATAACGTCCATTATCTTTATTCCACGCTAAATGTACTGTTGATGTTTGTCCCCAATGTTTAAATTTTACTTTTTGAATATGAATTTCTACACATCCAGTTTCAAAATTTCTATAAACACAAATACCATTTGCTGTTTTATTAAAAAAATGAGCTGAATCTGAAATATTATATAAACTAGGTATTTCAGGTTTTCCGTCTTTATCCTTACCCATTTTTGTAGGATGAGCAACTAAAAAACAATGAATTAAATTACGTTCGCAAAATTTTATAATAATGTCTAAAGTTTCACTTATATAATCATTTTTATCTTTATTACCTCTTTTATGGTCTAATTTATTCCATGCATCAATAACAAATGCTTTTATTCCTTTTCGTTTAATTAATTCTTTAACGCTTTTTAAAATAGAATTAATTGAAAAATCTTCTTCAGGATTAATAAAATAAAAATTTTCACTACAATAATCAATAGCATTTCTTAAATCAATAGGACTTAATCTATTGTTACTTTTTTTATCAAATGATTTTCCTATTAATTTTTCTGCAAGTTTACTAAAATGTAATTGAAGTGGATGATTTTCAGGACTAAAATAAGCTGTTTTCCAATTATCATCTGATAAATTTAATCTACATAATAAAAAATCTAAAAATTCTGATTTTCCATGTCCAGGTATTCCAGTTAACATTGTTAAATAACCTTGGTGAAATCTAATATTAGTATCTATTTCAGCCATATTAATTCCAGTACCTTCAGGTAAACCATTATTATAATAATCTAAAATATCATTTTCAATATCATGTGAATTAAATACGCCAACTATTGGAAACTCTTTAGCATCTTTAATTGAATTAATTATAGTTTGTTTACCATATTTAATTAAACATTCATTTGCGTCTTTACAATCTTTAAAAGTAACTGTTTTACAATTTTCAAATCCTAAACGTCTTGCAAGTTCATCTTTTAATTTATTACCATTTTCATCATTATCCAAACAAAGTATAAATTCAGTAATATGCTCAAGGTATTGTATTGAATTATCTAAATAGGTTAAATTATTTTTTCCTTTACTTGCTCCGTTTGGTACAGAAATAACATTTTTGAAACCACATTCATGTAAAGTTAAGGCATCAATTTCACCTTCTGTAATAAAGCAACTTGTATGACCATTTAAAGAATCTAAATTATATAAAACTAATTCAGCTCCTGAAACTAGTTTAAACATTTTTAAAGAATCTCTAAATTTTGTATTAATTAATTTATTATCAATAAAATAATTAAATTGAATAGTATTTATATTATGACCTTTTGAATCATTTTTTTTAGGCATCCATTCAATACCCTCACTAATTTTTAAATCATTTAAAGTGTTTTGAGATATTTTTCTTTCATTTTCAAACCATTTAATAACCTTATCAGATAAGATAGTATTATTTTTCCATATAGGACGTGTATAAGTTTGTTTTGAGGTGTTTTTTTCTTCAATTAACTCTATTACATACTTTTCAGCTAAAAGTTTAATAGCATCAATATAATTGATTTTTTTATATTCCATTAAAAATGTAATACAATCACCTCCTTTACCTGTACTAAAACATTTAAATATATTTTTAGATTGACTAACTGTAAATGATGGATTTTTTTCATTACTAAAAGGACTTAAACAAATATAATTTGCACCATTTTTTTTAAGTTCTAAATAATCAGAAATCACATCAACAATTTTAGCAGAGTCTTTTACTTTATTTATTGAGATTTCGCTTATCATGCTATTTTAATTAAAGTCCAGTAATTAGTTAATGTTTTATTTTTAAATTCATCTTCAGTTAAAAGACCGTCCCAAGTTCCAAATGGACTACTTAAATAATAATGTTTTTTATTTGAGTTTTGATTTTCAATTATTTCATCATTCCAACGTTTATTATTTAAATACGTTTCAGGAAATGGTTGAAACTGTTTATCTGTTATTGAATTTAAAAAAGTTGGCAATGTATCAATTATTTTTTGTCTATCCTCATTTTTTAATTTATTCCATTTATTTTCAATTTTCTTTTTGTCACCAACCTTTTTATTGTAAAGATTCCAAAAACAATCAAAAGATATATTTATATCATTAACATTAACATTAACATTAACATTAACATTATCATTTACAGCGATGTTTGCGACACTTTGCGACTCGGTGCGATTAATTTCATCGCAGTGCGACACTTTGCGACTCTTTGCGATTTCAACAGCTTTCTGTAAACTTAACTCCTTGTTAATCACTTGTTTATATAAATCTTCATTCCATCTTTTAAGATTTCCTAACGCTCCAGAATCTCCTTTTTTAATTATTTCATTTTCCCATTTAATTAAATCTCTTTTTAATTGTTGTTTAATTGGCTCAAAAGTTAATTCTATTAATAAGTCATCCGTAATAGGATTTTCATCATTTACATAGGCTAACAAATGTTTAAATAATAAACCAGCTTTTTCATCTGGCATTTTTTTAATAGTATGTATTAAATCACAATACATTAAAAATGATTTTTTATCTTCAGCCATTATTTTAATTTTTTTTCTATAATTAATAATTCAGAAATTAATTTTTTACAATCATATTTGTTTAAAATAATTTCTCTTAAATCATCAATATTTAATAAATCTTTGAATTGAATTATTAAATCTTTTTCATCATGTATTAATTCTAATACATCTGTACTTTCGTAACTGCAAATAAACTGAGTTTTTGTTGGCATAATTATTAACGTAAAAACCTCTAGAGTTTGGAGTAGGAGTTCCGCACAATAGAGGTCTTTTGTAAATTTTTTATAAACAGTTGCTCCTACACAACGGATGCAAATATACAAATAATTATTTAATTATACAACTTTTCTTTGCCACTCATTATTTTCAATCAAACTAACCACAAAACCATAAATGTAGTCATCAACTTTCTTTTGTTCTGCATTGTTAAACGCTAAGGTGTTTCTAAATATATTAGCTGAGTTATTCAAAGCTGTAAAATTATCCTTGGCCGCGTGCTTATACATTTTTAAATAGCTATTGTATACCAAAGAAAGCATCTTACTGAATGCAAGGAACGTTTCAATGTCCTTATACTTCTCTTTCTCTATAAGTTCCTGAATGATTCTATGTTGATAGTCCTGGAGTTGATCGGCCGCGTCTACTCCTTCCATGTTCATGTTTTTTCTTACAGTGTTTTGAAATGAAGTAAGATCTCCGACATAGTTGTTAAATCGTCTTTTATTATCTTGCTTAAATTCGTTTAGAAACCTACAAGTTTCATCATTTAATGTTTTAGCTATTCCTACATACATTAATAACGCTCGGTGTGTTTTCTCTATATTCATAAATAGTATTTTATTATGTTTATTAAATTTGTTTTGATTGTAATAGCATCGTATTTATTAGTCGTATAGTTGTACTTAAGCACTTCGCCATTCTGTTTAAGTAGCCGTTTTACATTACATAATCGGCAATCAACCGCCCTACCTTTGTCTGATTTTAACTGATATTTTCTGTTATTTATTTTAAACCAAATTAATGGTTTTAATCGTTTGCAAGTGAAACAACGCTTCATAACACGTTATGTAAATGTTTCATCTCTTCCTTATATAGCTCCAAAACCTTAATTGTTTTCTCTATATCGCTTAACCATTGCCCTTTCTTTCTGCATCTTACTAATCTTTTGATAGCGTCAAATTCATAAGCGTTTAACTCATGATGTTCGGCGAATTTATAAAGGCTTCCTTGTTCGTTGTTGTAGTGTTTGTATTCCATAGTTATTTTATTTTAGATAGTAAATATTTTAATTCAGCGGCTTCCCCATAGTCGAGAAAGTTTTTTTTGCTTTGGGTTATTTCTAACCCGTTACCATTGTCAATTATTTTATAAGCCACTTTACCTTTTAACTCAGCTCCCCAGTCATCCGATGGGTCGTATGTTAATATGTATGTATCTTCGCTGTTGTAGTAAATATACTTGCAACTGCCTATTTTTACTTTTTTCATTTTATTTGTAAGTTAGTATTATTAATTATTGAACACCCTTGTATTTGCTCACCATTCTGCAAGGCCTGTTTTATTTTCATTTTATCAGCTTGTTCGGTTACTTTCACAACTTTGTATTCGCTAGGTAAACTATTTACGTCATCCACCTCAACCGATTGTGATTTTCTGAATGATAGTTTAATCAATGGTGATTCTATCTTATCAACTTCGAATGTGTGCATTGCGTGAGTAATATTATCTTTTAAGCGTTCAGCTAAGTTTTGACGCACTTTCTTTAATTGGCTTAACCTTTTTATCTCAGCGTCAATTACGTCGCTCTCAAAGTCTAATTTACGAATCACATACGCATAGTTAATCCCTTTGTTTTGTAGTTGTTCTTTTGCTATTTGTAAATTTAGTTCTTGTTGTGGTGTGATTTCTCCTTCTGCTTCAATGATTTGATTAATCAGTAATTGATATTCGTTCTCGATTTGATATATTGATTTGTCCATGATTTCTATTTGTTTGTGATTGTTTCTAATTCTTGTTTAATAAATTTTATAACACCCATCGCATATCCTATCGTATGAGCGTTTATATCCATTTTATCAATTTCAGCATATTGCTTTTCAGCTATCTCGATAAGTTGTTTTAGTTTTTCTTCCATTTCATTAAAATATTAAATTGATTATTATATTGGGTTAAGTTAGCGCATTCGATTACTGAATAAGCATTCAATTTCAATCGTTCAATATGTTTAGGTTGCAAATCTTTTCTATTAACCAAAACAATGATAGATTCTATAAATTTATTTGTTTTAAAGAATTTTAATTTACCTCTGAAAAACTCAATCAAATCAATGCTTTCAGCTAATTTTAAATTTTTTGAAGGCATTTCACCAGCTCTGATGTGTTTAGGCTTTACCGAAAATCCGCAATAAATGCTGATGCAATTTGATACACCATAGTCGTTTGAGTTTATGAATTTGTTTAGTTCAATAAAATCAGTAAATCCCATCTTCGCATAATGTTCGATAAACTCGCTTAGTCTCCAAATATTAGATGTTGTGTTAACAGTTACCATTGCTTCATTTAAATCAACATTATCGATTTCATAAATAATATCAATGCCTAATTTTTGAGCGGCTAAAAATCTATGCTGTCCATCAATAATTTCAAAATTTGAATTTACAGTTATTGGTTTTGAATTTAGAAAACCATACGATTCCATTGATTTGCAAATTTTATTTACATGCGATTGCTTAACTGTTCTATTAGTTTGCGCTAACTTGAATAAGTTATAATTATTAGTTTTCATAACTATTTTAATTTAGATTTTAATTCTTTTGCTAATAAAACAACTGGCTCAAATGACTTCTCAATGTTAGTTAGTGTATTCCACTTGTTAACCAAATCGTCAGCACTATTCGCAGTTATAATTTTAGCCTTTGCTATTTCTAATTGTTCGGATAGTGATAATGGTTTTTGACTGTCAGCATCCGCCTCTGTTTCGTCGATTAAAAATAACCCGTTTAGTGCATACTTTCGAGCGTATGAGCTTGCGCATCCTGTGCTTTGTTCAGATGACATTCCTTTGTGTTCAGATAGTTCAGCGTAACCATAGCAACTAACTTCATTTATCTTTGCAGTGGCTTTTAAAAACACTTTATTGCCAACAAATATAATTTCATCACTTAACGTTAAAAGTTCGTTATACTTTAAAAGAATAGGTTTTACAGCCTCTAATATGTCCTCTGCGCTTCTATATTTATAGTTACCAAATTTATTTAAGTTACCTTTTGGGACTTTTAATTCGTTTTGAATTTTAATTAAATTTTCCATGATTATAAATAGTTTAAAGTTTTTAAATGTATATCTGATAAAATGTCGGTAATGTCGCTAACTACTCCGCTGATACTGTCTTTTTCGTAGATCTTTATCCAGTTTTCTTCTAACTCAGAATCAATATCCCATTTGCTCGATACTGTAGTTTTGTAACAAAATGTAACTTTACAGCCGACAACGTAATGAGATCCAGTGAAAATCTCATAACTGATTTGTAAATCTTTGTCTTTTGGGATGCGCCCATTTGTTAGCTCGTAGAACTCTAATGTAGTATCTACTAAGCCCCTTAAATAATCTGTATTAATTTCCATAGTCTATAAATAAAAAACCTACTGGCTAGATGTGAGAGAGTCTAACCAATAGGCTTAATTTTTAATGTTTTACGTTTATCGCTCTCACCCGACATTGCAAAATTACAAATTATTTTTTAATCTTTGACGAATACACCGTTAATTAATTTACCTTTTCTTTCTTTAATCACATTATAAGCATCAACAAGGCATTGTTCGTAATCGTAGCCTAACTGTTTAGCTAATATTATTAGAACTATCGTACAGTCACCAATTGCATCAACTATGTCGCCTTGCTTATTCTTTGCCATAGCCCCAGCTAATTCGCCTACCTCTTCCATTAATTTAAGCATTTGCCTTGGCGCATTTTCAGCTTTCAAAAGTCCCCTTTCGTCTGCCCATTTTAAAACTAAATTATTCATGTTAGAAAGGTAATAAATCGTTGTCAATTAAGTCCTGAGTATTGTTTTGATTAGCCACCTCTGTAGCTGTTACCGCCTTAACATACGGCTCTTGAAACGATGCGCTAAAATATTTAGTGCCTGTTTTAGATTCCTTAACCCATAAAGAAATCTCCATGTCTTTGCCGTTAACGTTTACTTTGCCGCGGTATGAAGGTTGATTGCCAGTTGCATTTAAATTCTTGAAGATTGCTCCACTATTATTACGTGTTTCCATTTTTTTTGTTTTTATTGATTGATTGATTTTAATTTATTAATATAACATAAATGAGCTTTAAATTCACAATTAAATCTGCCTAAATAATAAACAACATTATTTATTGTTATTTGAGCTTCATATTTTTTACTTTTAAATCTAACACCAGTAAATTTAGAAGTTTTATTTTTTTTGTCTTTTGATATATTTTCCCTCATAGTAATAATTCTTAAATTTTCTAATTTATTATTAAATTTATTACTATCAATATGGTCTATTACATTTGTAAATTTATTAGGAATATGGTTTAAAAAACAAATTGCAACTAAACTATGAATGTTATAATTTTTACCTTTATTATTTTTCCATAATTTTATCATTAAATAATTATGTTTGTGAGGTTTAAGAACTAATGCTTTTTTATTTCTAATATTACCTAAATTACTAGCTTGGTATAATCCTTCATAATTAGGTATATCTTTCCAAATTTCATTTGTATTCATAATTAAAATACCAACCCAATACAAAGGCTTATCCGACTGCTAAGTGTTAGCAAATGGCAATGTAAAGGATTGGATTTAATTAATGTTTTCATGTCGAATAAGCATTACAAATATAATAATTATTTAATTAAATATAAAATTTATTATGATTTATAGTTTAATAATTGTTTGTGAATGTTTCTATGTTCTTGAATGATCGCATCCTTTTTCCTTTGCATTAAAATTTGAAAGTCCTCTGGTGTGTTAATCAGTTGCGTTAACCCTTGAAAGTATTTCTGAACTTGCCAATAATCAAATTCAACCGATTCGCCTATTGTATTTGGATTTTCTAATTTTAACAACTCGTTAAGATACTCAAAATCTTCTGAACTTATGTTGTATCGGCTAATATATTTATCTTGACGTTTTATCTTTTCTGAAAATTTCAATCTACTTTCAACAGATAAGCTACGATACAAATGATAAAATTTATTTGGCTCTATTACTTTTGTCTGCTTCATAAAGTTTTGCTTGGATGACACGTTTTAATAACTCTTCGTTGAATGTTGATCTAACTTGGTTTTCAACATTCTTGTTTAACCAAAAGCGTTTAATCGCTTCGTTGTTAAAGTTTAAAGGATAATTACTAGTACACATAAGATAAATGTTAAGTCGGTTAATATTCTTTTTGCTAATGGGGATAGTTCGTCGTTTAATTCGTTCATGATTTCTATTTTTTAAGTTTTGGTTTTTCTTCTAAAATTATCTGTATAAATGTTTTAAATGTGCTTCCGTTTGCTTTTGCTATTTCAGTCCAGTATGCAATAGCTTCGGGTGTTAGGTGTATTAGTTTTGCTTTTTTCATATTATTTCTACTATGTCGTATTTAGTTTTAGGGTAATCTTTTAATCTGTCCTCTTTCATTATTGTAGTCACAAATTTGCCCTTCTTTGTAAATACTATTTTAATTATTCCCGATGCTTTGTAGCTGTAATTTTTACTATCTGCCATGGTTAATTATTCTACTTCTTAATGACTTGATTGCTTTCTTGTAACCTCTTTCTTCTGAATCAATTAGATCATACGTTGGCGCATCTGTAAAGTGAATGCTAATTGTTTTTCCGTAATGTTCTGTTGATGCTGTCCATTGTCCGTAACCTGCTCTTTTAAAATTTACTGTTTTCATAATTTCTAGTTTTTTATTTATTATACCATTGCCATATACGCTGTACCTTCGTATTTCGCTTTTAATTTAGCATCTAAATCATTTACTACTTCTATTTTAGAATTATTAACTATTACCATGCTAACTAATGAAGGCAATAAAGTAGCCGCTCTTTTTTCGCTTTTTGGGTTATTTATTTGCATTACATTCATAACTTGCAACATAAAATCTTTTAAAGAAATTCCGTTAAAAAATTTTTCTTTAGTTAAATTTTCATAGCTAGTTAATACCATTGCTTTGTTTTCAGTTAAGAAGTTTTTTAAGTTAAATGCTGCTTTCATGATTTCTATTTTTTACTTGTTGTTATCTGAGTACAAATATACAGATACTTTTTATATATACAAAAAATATATTCAATTATTTTATAACTCATTGAAAATCAACACGTTTAATTTTATAACGCATAAAAAAAGGGCGATTTTTAAAGTCGCCCTAATTAGATAATAAGTAAAAAAATGGAAGATTGCGGTGTAAAGATACTATTTTACAAGTAATCCTCCTAACCCCACCGCTGAAATAATGCCAATAGTTATATTTTTTCTTTTAATTTTTTTGTTTAGTTTGTCAATATGAAGGCTATCTGAATACAACATATCATTTTGTTTATTAATTAAATCTCTTTGTATGCGATATAAATCACGTTGCTCATTAATAACCGACATTTGATGTTCAATAATAGAATCATTCAAAGACAAATAATCGTTGCAATTATTCACGATCATGTTAATATACGTTTTGCAAGTGTCAGGGGCCGCAATGTAAATGCTATCAGTCTTTTGTTTAAACACTACCTTAACACGTTGCTTTACTTTTAGAAGGCTATCAATAACAAGGCTATCCTTACTGATGTTAATCAACTTAGTTACTATTAACGTGTCGGTTAAACGTTGTGTCTTAATGACCTCATCCTTACCACACGTTTGGAATAGTAGAATGAACACCAGGAGTCCAAATATAACCAGGGATAAATATTTATTTAGGCTCATTTGATTTTATCTTTTGGTATGTTGTCATTCCGAATAAAGCACTAATAAATGTATAGTCGATAATTAACACTTCGCCCAACTGCGTTAAATCACCTAAATTAAGCCATTTTAAATGCGCTAAAACAACAAGTGAAACCAATATAAAGGCCGTCAGTTTACGCGCGCTATAGCCGTAGTTTGTATTGTCTAAGGATGCGAGTAGTTTCTTAATCATTTGGCTATGGTAATAAATATTTTTTCGCCTCTGCTTTTAGCCGTTTGGATCTTAGAATAAAGTAAGTTAGTCGCTGCCGTGCTTTCAGTTACCATATTGTTAGCTCTCTTTTTTCCCGGAAGTAAACAGCCCAACGTGTCTTTTTCGGAATTTCCTGTATGGATTCGAATACCTTCGTAGCCTTTTACTTTCAACAATATAGGCATCATCTTTTTAAAACGTGCACTCATAGTCCAGTCAATCTCGTAACGTCCGTATGGGATACAAGTTTTACCAAAAACTTTGTGAGCTTCAATTTCAGCAATTGACATTTTATCGTGCAATCCTCTATCTTTGTCTTCTAATATAAAGCATTCAAACTGCCCATCAATGCTTAGTTTTCCAATAGTTGACTGTTCTGTAAATGTTTCGCGTTTTAAATATAATTCCATTTTTTTAAATAAATAATTGTAACGTCTTTCAGTCATTAAAATACTTCGTCAATTTCGTTTTTAGGCTTAATTGCTTCAGGTTGTTTGATGTCAATGGCGAAAGATTTGCGCCTTGTATCATCGCAACAGTTCTGTTTAATCTCATTAATCTGATACTGCAAATGCTCTATTTCGTAGTGTTTCTCTGTGTTTATCTCTCTTATATCAGATTTAATAGCATAGTACATTGAAGAAAGACCAGCAACGAAAGTGACGAGTTTTATAGCATTTTCAGTATTTAACATAAGTTATTCTATTGTATAAGTTATTAAGTCGTTGTCTATTGCGCTTACTACGTCGCCACTATTTAACGATAATTCTAAAACTCTTAAATTAGGAAATTCAATAGTTCCTTGTGCTAACATTACATCGTCAAATACTACATTGTTAATGTAAACTACTGACCTTGTAATTTCAACATTATTTATATTTAATATTTTAATTTCTTGTTGTGTTGCTGTGTATATTGTCATAATATTAAATTTAAGCTATATCATAAAAAAATTGACCCGTAACTACTTTATTTCCCGATGCAGTCCATGTTGCAGAAGATATTAAAGGTAATAATGTAATTATGTTAGAATTAGTATTTACTCTAGTATAACCAGCAGCTAAAGCTCCATTGTTTACAAATCTTCCTGCTAATTCATTACCTGTTAAAGCGTTATTTGGTAAAGTAAATGTTGTTGCTGTATTATTTGAAGTACCATCTAATGAAAAAATCACAAAAACTTGCTTACCAATTATTCTATATTTAATAATTTTTGTCGGTAAACTACTCCACCCTACAACAGTTGATGTTGCTGAATAATCAACCCATCCCGTAGGGTCTAGTAAGTTGATTTCAGTTATAACATCATTTAGTTTTGTTCTAACTGACAAAAGAGCTTCGCCATTTGATATGCTTGATATTGCTGCCATGTTTAAAATTTTTTTTATTCAGTCCAAGTATTTGAATCTACCCAAGTTAGGCTATCATTCCAATTTGTTGAGATAGTTATTATAGGTCGCCTTACTATTCCTATTGATATACTTCTACCTATTCTCATTTTAGTAAAGTATTATTGAACCACTTGTTAAAGTTACCGCGCTAATACGAGTGCCGTATGGTGCAACGTGTAACTCTCCAGCCTTCAATGTAACAGCTGAAATTCCTAATGTAGTCAATAGGTTTGATGTTGCGTTTGTTTGGTTGTCAGTACCAGTCAATGTGCCAATAACTGTATCCTCGCGCACGTAGAATTGAGCGTAATTCAAACTTGTTAAAGCACCCGTTCCTGTTACTGTTCTCGAACCAGCGAAACCGCCCATTCGGTTAACCATTGCATCGTTTATTTCTTGTAGCATTTTCTTTTATTTTAAGTATTAAAAATTTTAGTAATTGATATTAATTTTGAAAGTCATTTGGCACGTCAAAGAATAGTGCGTAACCTCTTTGTTCTTCGTTTACATCGAACTGTATTTGATTGCCAACAATAGCATAGTTAACGAATATATTTAATCTTTCGTCAATGAATAATTGTAAATCATTTGTTAATTGTGAAATACCAATGTTTTCAGGCTTGTCAGGTGCATTAAAGTAAATTAGTGTCATATTAAGCTGTAGTTAAAATTTTAAAATCAATTCCGTTTATGTTTAAAGTTATATAGCCGTCATTCGTGTAAGGCGCACCAGCAGTGACCTTCGTCGAGTTTGTACTTAATGCAACGTGTCGTCTTGTTGCATCACTGTTCGTGAAATACAATGTATTATTATATTCCATTGCTCCAGCCTCAGCAGTTGTTTGATTTGTTCCGCTTGTAAATTTCAAAGGTGCGGCATTAACTCCGCTTTCGCCAGCACCAACATGTAAGCGTGCTGTAGGTGTGGCTACTCCATATATTCCGATAGTTCCCGTTGATTTAAGAACCATTCCTTTATTAGTTGATGTTGGATTGATGAATATGTCTGAACTGCCTTGTTTTCCGTTAATATTAATGTTATCAGCCGATGTATAGCTAATTAAGTTTCTTGGAGTTCCAGTTGCATCTAATACTTGAATGGCCTTGTTATTAGTCATTAAAATATTACCATTTGCACCAATCGCATAATTGTTTGTTATCGTTGCATTTGTTGACGCTGTAGGCGCATTAACATACATTGAATAAGCGTTGGTAATCGTTGACGATGTTGTAAATGAATAGCTAGGTGATGTTAACTCTATTTCTTTTTGAGTAGTAATATTACCGCCTATCCATTGTTTAGAACCTAATACCCATTGAACCCCAGTAATAGCAACACCAGCCGCCTGACTAACTAATGATGGAATGGTAAAAATTAAAGTCTTTAAATTAGCCCATGTTAATCGTTTCCATAATGAAGCCGTACTATCTTTAATCAATAAGCTATCAGCATCAATAGGAGTTGTATAGCTTACGTCGGCTACGTTATGGAGTTCTTCTAATTCCCACCCATTCATAATCTTGGTGTAAATTTTTCCATGTATAGCGTGAGCATATTCGACATAACCAATAACCACTATGTGTCCTGTTAATCCTGTAGGCTTTACGTTTGTTATTCGTCCAGCAGTTGTAGGACTTAAATATAATACGTCCCCATCTGTCCACGTTTCACTTTGTAAACTTCCTGTTGTATTTACTTCAACTATTTGCCCTAAAATAACAACATCGCCCTCTTGGTTATTAGATATATTTTCTCTTACTAAACCAATAGTATCAGCACTATTATTATCATTGTTTGCTTGTGCAAAATCAACTGCTAAACGTTGACCTTGAGCCGTTGAAACCTTAACAGCTTGGTAGTTTGAAGCTAATAAATTAACCCCTGTTTTGTTTACTACAGTTGCCGTAACTAATTGTGTTTCGGTTGCTATCACTGAGCTACCTAAGAAGGCCAATGCGCTTAGTTGAGTAACCCCGTTACCAATTTTATACTGCCCCGTTTGTTGCAAGTATACTACCTGACCAGCAAGCAAAACTAATGTTGCATTTGCCGTGAACCATGCACTATCCTTGTAACCTAATTGTATGTTTACGTTTGCCATCTATGTTAATGGTTGAATGATTGTTGATGTATTTGATGTGATTGTATCAATAATGTTTTGTAACACCTCTACAGTGTAAGTTCCACTTGTTGTAAATGTTTGTAAAGTGTTACCGCTTTGGTCTTTGATTAATACTTCAAAGTCTCCGCATGACACGTTGTATTGGCCGTCAATGTAAATGTAATTACCATCAAAGATATTACCATTACTGATAGGTAAGTTACATGAATAGTTCCCAATGTGAGAACTAATTGAAACCTCAAAGAACCAACCTGAAACCATGTCGTCTCTATCTTCTGTATAGTCAGTCAGTGATGTATTTGATTGTATTTTAATGCCTATTTCGCCACTGTCAGCGATTTGCTCAAGATAGTTAAGTAAATCATAGGCTATCATTTCGCAGTCGCTTAAAACGTGCGTTTCGTTTGATTCGTCTAAGTTTACTTTGTCAGAAATATCAATAACAAATTTTCTTTCGATAACATTGTTAGTGATTGTTGATGAACTTAACGAACACCAAAGCAAAGGGTATTGAATCGGATTGCTTGCCCCTACCTCCCACTTGTCGCCAAAGTAAAAGCTATTTAGGCTTTTGTGTTTGGAAGTAAAGTTTTTTAAAATCTCTATCGTTTGATTTAATGTTAGCATATACTTGAGGCTTTAAAACCTTTAATTTTTCTATAATTTTCTTTTCGTTTGCTTTGCTCATATCTTAGTATGTCCATCCGAAATCAGTTAATTGATCGTTATCACTTGGATTAACTTTGCGAATGATGTAGTCATCATTGATAAATATTCCCGTACTTAAGTTAGTTAATGAACGATTCATTCCCTCACTATTGTAAGTATTATAAAGTGGAAAAGTTGACGAATATTTGATTAAATATTTAGTTAAAAGTTCACTGTAGCGTTCGCCTATGCTTCGCCATTCGTCCTTAACTACTTTCATCTCGCTTTCACTTATTGGTTGTGAGTTTTCCGAACTCTTAACCATCACGCCTTTATTTGTATATCTATACTTTAAAATGGTTGTCGCTTCCATTAAAATATACCAATGCAACATCTTTTGAATGTACTTTTTGATTAGATTAGTTTCATCAACTGAAAGCGTGTTATAGGTAATCTTATCCTGTAAGTCCTCAAACAAAGGAGTGCCTAATACTTGTTGTAAATACAAATCTTGTATCATAATAATTGAAGGCTGTAATAACTCCCAGTCAGTGTTATCATTGATAAGTGATTTATCCTTTAAATATTGTTGGCTTATAAAAAGTGCATCCATTTTATTTAGTTTCTTTTATTGTGATTGCTTTCCAAATGTGACGACAGTAAGGTGTAGTTTCTCCAGTGTTTGCGTTTGTCCACCACCCACCGCGGTAATCAAATGCATTCATTCCAAATTCGTTTTCCATCTTTTCAAGTTGTTCATAAGTCCAATGTTTATCTTTACTCATAGCCATTAAATCTCTGCAATATTTTCTTGAATTACCCTTTAATGGTGGTGTCGGTGTTCTTACAGCATATTTATAAACAGTTTTGATTGTAGTAGTTTTAATTGGCTCACTTTTTTTTTCAATCCCCTTATCAGTTACTTCATAGGCTCTAGCGTTTTTCTCAACTAGTCCCTTTTCTTTTAATCTGAAAACTGATTGTTTAATTTTCTCAATCGAAACATTTAGCAACTTTGATAATTCTTCTTGAGTCAATGTAGGATTACCTTTAATTGCGTTTAAAACTGCTTTGTCTAAATCTGTTACACTAATATTCAATGCATCCTCAAAGTACATTCTATGCGCCTTTAATTCGTATTTAAGAGCGTCTTTTAAATTATGTATGTGTACTTCCTCTTCAAATAATACTTCGTGGCCTTCGTTGTCAGGCTCAGCAAGTTCTAAGAATTTAGCTAAAATAACATCTTCGTTTTGTTTAGACATTTTAACAATGCTTTCATCAATCGCGTCGTTTTCGTTTAAGAAAGTTAATGCATCTTCATTTGACAAACCAAATCCATTAACCATTAAAGCAATAGCTGACTGCTTGTTAATCGTGCCTTTATCGTACTTATTTACGATTCGCATTAACCCTTGGAATTGACGACCTGTTAAGTTAGTCAATGTGCTATTTACTTGAGCTTGTATTTGTTCAGTAGGTTGTTGTTCGCTTAACGGCTCAAAGCCTTTAATAGCGCGTCTTTCATCCTGAGTCAAATCTTGGTCAGTTGAGAAATCGTAACCGATAGGCTCTAATTGGTCAAAATCAAACTCAACATAAACACCCGTCATCAAATAGCACGCATCTGAAATAAAACTTAACAATGGCTCTTGACGTGGTTTACTGTATGTGTTAAGGAATAACTCATAAGATTCTTTTACAGATACCCTATTACCTAAAGCACTACCCTCTGTCTTAACTCCGAATATTTCGGGATTAGTTACGTTGTGAGATACTAAAATCTTTTGTTGTAAACGCTTAGATGTAAATTCAAACTTTTTATCTAACTCATCTATGCTTATCGGTTGTATTGCCGCCGCCTGTCCGTTCTTATCAGCGAAGTTTAACACTACACTACCAGCATTCTCAACACCTGTATAAGTTTGCTCAAACCTTTCTTTGATAGCTCTTTTAACTTCGGGAGGCTGTTCACCATTAAAGAACGTAACCATCATTGAGCTACTGAAACCACGTCTAATAAATGATTCATTAAATGTGGTAATATCAATGTCACTCTTAATTTCACTTAAACAGCCATTATAAGGCACTTTGGTATAAACAGCATCTAATCTACTCTTTGCAGGTTGATAGTATCTGAAAGGTGTAAAGAACGTGCCTACGCTACCTTTTTTGTAGATAGTAAATATTCTAAATTCAGGGCTATGTTTAGTCCAGTCTTCACTAAAATATAATTTAGTTTTACATTCACTTAGTCGGCAGTTAGCATATTGCAAATGGTAATACTCAACAGGTTTTCCATTAATGTCGGTAATTACTTGCAAATAAAACGCATTAAATAGCTCGCAATCTAAGGACATCTTTTGTCCCATTTTATACCATGATTCAAAACGATTAGCCTTACTTAAAAATTGGTCTGCTATTTCGTTTTGTTCTTCGTTAACCGCCTTTAATCCACGTCCCCAAAGATAACGAGCCTTTGCATTTACTATCGCGCCATGCTCTGCGTGTTCTTCAAAGTAACGAATAAGTTCTTGTGGGAAATCGTTTTTCTTTCCGTATTTTATGTAATCGTGTTGCCAGTCTTTTTTTAGCTCAGGTCTTTTTTCTTCGCCAAATTGAACGAAAGCTAAATTACTATTTAGAACCTCGATTGATGTATTATTCTTAGCCATTAAATTCCGTGTATGTTGTTTGTTCGCTTGTAAACTCCGCTAAATTAGTTGATGTTCCTTTCACTTCTACTTTGCCATTCTCAACCAATGCGCCACTATTTGCAACCACTAAATTAGTAGTTGATGTTTGTTGATATATGTTATATTTCCAGTCACCGATAGTCAATGATACTTTGCCTATTAATAAATTTTCTGTTGCATTTTCTTCAATCAAAAATTCGTTATACCTCAACTTGTTAGTTGATACATCGGCACAAATAAATGTCTTTACTTGTTTGGTGCTATCGTTTGTAAACTCAAATAAATACTTAGCATTCGTTAACGTAGTTCTTTCGCTTAACGTCAGGATGCAAGTATTCACGCTATTTTTGTTAATCAATATCATTACTACTTAAGTATTATTTTATAAAATAAATGATAAATAAAAAAGGTAGCCACATGACTACCTCTTTTAAAACAAATCAATAATTAACCAATTAAGCTATAGTTAAACCACTAATAACAGATGATCCAACCGAAGCAACGCGAGTAAACGCTCTACCTTTGAATTGTAATTTGTCACCCATGAAGTCACCTAATGCAACCCCTGATTCCAGCCCGTCTGAAACTAAGTCCATTCCGTAATTCTCACCTAAGAACCAAAACGTTCCGTCAGTCATTTCAGCAATGATTAAAACAGTGTTTCTGATTAATAAATCAAGTTCAGTTTGTGTCGCCTGATCTAATCCTAATAACTCCATATTAGCTTCTAAGTCATAAGCTACAGTACCTGTTTTAACATCTGAAGCACCTGTTTGTTTCCAAGATGCAACCTCTGATTTTTGTTTGTAACGGAACCAATCAGTACCAACCGCCGCTGTAATAGTTGTAATCACACCAGCCGTTTTAACCAATGCTGTTACGTTTGCAAATTCCGTAATTAAAAAGGACTTAACACCCGCTGAGGTCTTACAAACCTTGGGAGTGTGTCCCTGTGTCAATGCACATGCCATAATAATAATTTTTTTTAAGGTTTATAAAAAAGGGGGGCTTTCAACTCCCCCTTGTGTTTAGTTATTAAGAACCAACATATAATACGTTGAACGCTTGGTTAGCTACATAAGCCGCAATAGTTCCAACGTGTTTAACGAATAACAAGTCTTGGTTTAACGCTACCTTGTTAACTTCAAATTTATTTACATCAGACGTTAAATCAGTTACCCAAAATAAATGTTCTTTTGGAGCCGCAATGATTACGTTTTCAGGTACAGGAACAAATTTAATCTCGATACCATTGTAGAAATATTTCTCACCTACTACGCTGAATAAATCTCTGTAAGTTGCACTAACATTATAAATGTTAATCAATTGCATGTGTGATTTAGGTGCGTAGATATAAGGTGTTAAACCTGATGCTAATACAGTCGCTGGTATTGCAGCATAAACACGCGCGTATTCTTGTGCGATGTTACTTGAAGTAATTGCGATACCGTCAACTTTTAAACGAGTACCTACACCCGCTGTAGATGTTGAGTTCCATGCGTTGTACATCATTGATGCAACAACACCATTAAATTGACCAGCAGTTAAAGCCGCCGCAACTGTTTTTTCATCTGCACCAATTTGGTTGTTAGCAGTACCAGCTGTTAATGCAGCAATAGCTGTTTTTTGAGCTGAAGTGATACCTGACCAAAATTGGTATTCAGCATCGAATGCAATCTTTTTAGAATACATTCCACCGATAACTACTTGTTCGAACTCATTTGATAATGTTTCCCACGCACCTGGCTTCATATCACGTTTAAATCTTGAAGGACGTAAAGTGTTAGGATCAAATGTTTGGTAGTACAAGTATTTAGTTGGTGTAATAGATACATCAAATAAATCTAATGAACCTGCAGAAGTTGGCGCACCGCTTGTGTATGCTTGCATTGATGCTGTAGTTGCACCTTCAGTAAAAATAACTTCGTTCTTTACTTCTTCTTCAAAGGTAACGTAACCTTCGCCCAATGTTTTGTTTTCGAATAAGACCTCCTCAATGATGGGACTGGCAGATACACCTCTTATATCGATTACGCTGTAATTAATTGCCATAATTTTTAGTTTTTAGTTTTTGTTTTTATTTTTTTTTCTATTTGTTTTTTTTCTTGTTGTTCAGTTGTTTCATCTGAAATATCAAAGTCTTCTAACTTTAATCGACCCTTTGATAACAAATGTATTGCAACGTCATCCGATAAGTCTTCGTTTGTAATGCGCCCACCATTGAACACATACTCGAAGCCCTCTTTAAATTTATACTTTGCCATATTTCGCAAGTTTATGTTTTTGATATGGTGTCAAAGAACTGAAATCAACTTTCGCCTCAATCGGCTCAGTTACTGGAGTTTCAACAATCTTATTAATAGCTGACAAAGTCAACTTAACTGTTTCAGTTTGTTTAGCAAATTCTGATTTTAATGATTCTAACTGTTTTGACATTGCAGCCATTTCAGTTTTCAATTTATCAACTTCACCCATTTGCTCAGTTGCTGTTTCAACTTCTGGAGCTTCTTCTTTTGCTTCGATTTCAGTGATAACACCATCTAATACAGTAACCACTGTACCATCTTCAGCTGTATGTTCGCCATTCGGCGCTACAACAAGTCCTTCGGGCGTCACTAAGAAAATCTTTGCACCTACTACGAATTCACCTTCAACTGATACAACATTACCATCAACTAATTTAATTTCAGCCATTTTAATTGGCTCTTGTTGTGGCTCAGTTACTGGAGTCTCAGTAAATTGCATAAAAGCACTTTTTAATTTAGCCTTCAATTCAGTAGGCAAAATGTTATTTATTGTTTCGTTTAAATTCATTTTCTTTTTTTCTTTAAGTATTTATTTTAATATGAGTGATAACTTTTTAATCAATTAAATTCATAAGGGCCTCAATCTCTTTGTCATTCAAAGGCTCAACTGGTTTTAACTTGAATAAAGCCTCTAAACTAAAGCCATTAAATTCGCCTTGTTTAACTTTTTGCCAAACATCCTCATTGTTAATTTTCATAGTCATAAACCAAGTGCCAAACGGCAAATCTTCAAAGCCTTTTACCGATTGAACACGATTTTCATCGGTTATAAATGACTCGAATATAAATACGTCTTCCACATTGCTATCTGTCTCATGAGTAGCTTTTACGTTTAGGTTTCTATTTTCCTTAGCGAATTTTTGTGATGCTTCGTAAATAGTTTCTTTTGTAGCTCCTACATAGAAAGGCTTTCCGTTTTCTTCTCGATAAACCAATTTGTCAGGTATCATAACGGCCCCACAAACAATTCTCTTTTCTTCGTTTTGAATAGCAAACAATGCTTTGTGAGATTCAAACTTTAAAAAGTTAGATTCATAAGCTGGGGAGTTTACTAAGGCCACATCTTGCAAGCCATATTGTTCGTTGCCATTTTCGTCTAGTTCTAAAAGGTATACAGGATATTTCATAATTTAAAATTTTGATTGATTTTCTAATACTTGAACTCTATTTGATTTAGCTGTGATTTCATCTACTCCGACAGTCGCATTTACTTGTATCATCGGTTGTTGATTGTTATTTATTTTATTCCCTTCTTGGTCAAAACGTGTACCTTCTACGTTTGCCCCAGGTGTGTTAACTGTTGGGGGGGCTGGTATTGGAGCAGATGCTGGAGCGGCACCGCCACCCATGTCGCCACTCGCTGACGGACTGAATTTTGAAGATGCTATTTTAGCAATGTTAGCCGCCGATGCTATACCAGCAATTACAGCTTGTAAAGTTGCATAACCCGGAAACACTGCCATAATTGGAGATGCTAAACCAGTTGTATAAGCATTTTGTACCGCCTGAAATCCACTAACAACCGCCGTTGATAATTGTAACGCTTTGTTTACTTCAAATGCTTTACGCGCCGCTTCTTCTTCTTCTTTACTACCTTTTTTTAAATTCTTAGACTTAAATAAAAAGTACATATCAGATAAATTCTGTACTGCTTGTAAGCCACCTAATGCAATGTTATATTTTTCTTTTTCTAATTCAGCATAACCAGCCGCTTCCTTTGCAGCGTATTCATCTCTAATTCTTTTTTGTTCTTGAAGTATTTTATTTTCTGCTTGTATTTCAGCTTCAATCCTTGCATCCTCTGCTTGTTGAGCTAATAAAGCTTCGGCCGCTAATCTCTTTTGTTCTTCATCAAATTTCTTAGCTATCTCTTTATTAAATTCATCATTGAATTTCTTTTCTTCATCTGCTAATCTTTTTTGTTCGGCTAACCTCTTTTCTCTTTCTGCTTTTCTCTTTTCGTTTGCCGCTTTTTCTTTTTCGTCTTTCTCTTTTTTTGAATTCGCTTCAATAATCTGAATCTCAGCATTTGCATCCTTAATTGACTTTGCCGCTTCCTTAACTAACTTTCTTTCTTCCTCTGTAATGGCGCGAGTTTTAGACATTTGTTGGAGTTGCAACAAATACTGTTTGTTGGTCTCAATGATGGCTTTCTGTTTCTCGATTTCCATCTCAACAGTATTCTTACCCATCGCCTTAGCAACCTTAATGTTTCTATCCATCTCAGCCGTTTGTTCGCCTAGAGCCTCTTTGCTTTTGGTAAATGAGTCAATGGCTTTTTTACCCATTGCTTCCTGTGTTCTTTCAAGCTCACTTGTCAACCCAATAGCATCGGTTAAAAAGTTGAGCATTTGTTCGCCCGCTTTTAAAATCTCTCCAATAACATCGCCAACAAATTTTAATGCCTTAGCTAATCCCCCACTACCTTTTGACAGCTCGTCAAAATTTGAAATTAAATAGCCAACAAGCTGAACAATTAGCATTATACCCGTAGCCGCTAATGCTGTACCCATTAACTTAGCACCTTGCGCTACACCTTTAAAATCTAATTTTTTTAAAGATTCGCCAAACTTTGAGAACCCAGCTTCAGCCCTTTCAGTACCATTACCGCTTAACGATTGGTTAACGTCATCTATTTTTTTATTTAACGCGGCCGCCTCAACTGATAGCTTTCTGAATTGCTCACTATTTTGTTTGCCTTGACCAGCAAGCATAAAGAGTTCATCTTCTAAAGTTTCAAACTGCTTTCTCAAATCTCCAGTTTCCTTAGCTGCCTCTTTCTCAGCCTTAGCCAAATCTTCGGCCGCCTTAGCCGCCTGTCTTTCAGTTTGAGTAACTTCCTTTAATTGGTCATTTAACTTTTCAAGGTCTTCAATAGCTTGCTTATATTGCTCGCTACCTATATCGGAATTTTCAGCAACGTCTTGAAGGTCTTTAATAGCACCCTTTAAATCTTTAATTGAGCTAATGGACTTTTCAACACCGTTAATCTCGAGTTTAAAACCTATGTCTTTATTTTCTGCCATCTAATATTTTATTTAATTCAGGGTCATTAATTTCTTTAAGTTTCAATAGGTATTCAAACAGAGCAAAGCCCTCGCGAACGCTATTATCAAAGTCTTTTAGACTATGTTCTTTCAATAATTCTTCAGCTATTTCTAATGACATAGTCTTCAATTATTTGTTTTTGAATTAATAATTCAGCATCGACGTTTTCAGTTGCAACCTCATTCGCCACAACTATTTTATCGAGATGCGCCGAAGTGACATAGGTAATGTCGCCCCTATTTTCAGTGTATGTAATTATTTCAACCATATTATGATAAGCTACTTAAAACCATTTGTGAATAATCGAATGAACATGCGTTGGATGAACTTCCTGACGTTCTAACTGCTTGCATTGTTAAGGCTGTTACGTTACTTGGTAAATCAGTTGTAATAGTTCCCTCAACTGTAAAATTATTGTTTTGATGACTTATCGCGCGATAGTAAACATCGGTTGATTGCTCAGGATTGTAAAGTTCAAACGTAATGAAATCAGTATAAGGAGACGCATTACGATTAGCCGGGAAGTTAGAACCTAAATCTATTTTCGTACAAGTTCCCGTTCCGTCGTTGTGGAATATTTGTAAATTAGTATCCAACGCATCCGAACCTATTCCTATGCAATTCAATAATGTTTCAACTAAAATAGTTGAACTAATTGAAATAGCCCCCGTAGTTGCGGTAACTCCGTAGAATTGACGTGCACCTGTATTTAATGCCGAATCACTTACACCAAAACCAAAACTAAATCTGAAACCAGTACCAACGTAGTGAAGCGCACTTGTTGAACGATAAGAACAAATACCATTTGCCGCCGGAGTTGATACTTGCATCCTTGTTCTAATCTTTTTACTTAATTCACTCCCTGTACTTACTGATACCGCCGTAGCCGTACCCCCAGCCGTCCCAACCGCAATATTTTCTAAAAATAAAGTAGTTGAGTTGTTTTGAGTTACAAACCCACGTCTTATCTCTAATCCTTGACATGTCCAATAATTAGCCATTGAAATTTTACTATCAATGTAAGTGTCTACCGCTTGCGTTGTTGGATACAAAGTATTGTTTAACGTCGCAAACGTAGTCGCCTTATTAGCTACTACTTCATAACTTGCAACATCATAAATAACCTCTTCAATGCCACCAGCCGTACGCATGTAAATTTTATCAGTTGCGGTGTCCATGTAGAACTCGCCCACATACAAATCAGTTGCTAACCAGGTGCCAGAAGTATGGTCATTATTAGTGGGAATGGTTGGAACTCCTGTCCCTTTTTTAATTACGATTCTTTTATATTCAGTTGCCATCTATAAGTATTGAGTTTTGTAAGTTTGAATTTAAGCCACCTGATAAAACATTAACATCCGCATCAACATCTAAACCACCGCTTAATATTGTGTAAGTTGGATAGTAAACACCATTAATGTAGCTCACATTGCTTTCTGTTACTGTTATATTTGAAGTATTAATTACAGTGACATTTGATACGTTTTCTCCAATGGTTACGTTTTGAGCGTTTACCAAAACGTTAGTCGCTGTAGCTGGTATAAATATGCCTTCTCCGATTGCAACGCTGTTAAGGCCCATGTTGATTGAATTCTGACTATAATTAGCAGATGATTGGTCAACTGCTATACCAACGTCCACACCTGTTGAGATAGTTGGGTTGTCATAGAAAAATTCAGTCGTAGGTGTAAACAAATCAGTATTTAAAATCTTAATTAATTCAACCTTTGTCGATTGAGTTTCGTATGGATTGTAATCAATGATTTTGTTTACAATATAGTAAGCGTTATCTATAAAGTATTTCTTTCTAAAGCTAAACGTTTTGATGTCCAAAGGTGATAGCCATAAGTAAGCCGTCATAACCTTTGAATTTTTGCTTGTTACGTTTAGAATAAAGTTTTTGTGGTATCTGTTGTAAAGGTTATTGTTAGTGAATTGCGACTCAGCGTATATGTAAAATATCTCTTTTGGTATTCCAAAATTTAAATCAACAGTTGGCGTTTGAGCGTCATCCGTATGGCCACAATAAGCGTAATTAATAGTGTTGTAATCGGCTAAATCTGTTTGTTTATACGTTATCGGAGCATATGCTTGTTTTACACCTCCAGCATAAAGTAAGCGAATGTTTGGAGTTGTATTGCTTCCATTTTGGTCTTTGTAAATTTTTGGAACAGCAATTCTCAATGTATCATTTGCTACATTTGGAGTTGGCGAAAAAATTAACTCATTAATCTTATCCTCTTTTTTGAAATCATTATCAATGTCTATTCTCTGCGTCCCAAATGTTTCAGCATATCTATCTAAATACTTTTGATTGTAAAAATCTTTGTCTGCTTTATATCTAAAGAAATAACGTTTGCCGTCAACCATACTGATAGGATTAATATCAATAGGTTTGTCTAAATCTATTTTATTAGACCAGTCAACAGATGCGCCATAGTTAAAATAATCATTATAGCTTTCTATAATAATTTTTTTAGGATTGTTCTTATCAAAGTCTAAATACAAGTTAAACGCTTGCATTATTGACTTGACAAAATCCTTTTGTTTTATTTGCTTAGGGATAGCACTTGAAGGGTCTAATGTTCCGCCTTCAACTATTTCTTTTCTAGTAACAAACATGGATAAATTAGAACCCATTGCACCGCCTACTACTTTAGTAATAATTGTCCCGCCTGTCATTCCTGTAATATCAGTACCAGTACTAGATTGCGACCAAATAGCTTTTGCAGGCGCAAATAAATATCTAGCCTTAGTGCTAATTACATCTCCTTTGTTTAATAAAACTTCTCCGCTAGATACACTAATTATTGCGTAATATTCGTTTTTAACAACATTTGGATTAAGCCTAGAACCAATAAAAAATTGTATTTGGCTAGTAGCTAAATTATGAGTAACCGTACTAGTACTGCCATTTGTATAAGTTATAATTTCTTCCGTAATATAAAATTCAGTTTTTGGTGATGTAGTTAATATGCTTCCATTTCTTAAAATAACTGTTTCAAAAGTCCATTCATTTACAGATGTAGGATAATCAAAACTATATAATCTAAAAGTATCAACTAATGGATTAGTATGGTCAAATGAAATTTTTATTTTTATTTTATGGTTTATGTTGTAATAGCCTTTCTTTTGTATTACTCCATCTGTTCCAAAACCATCGGTATTCCATTGATTTGAAGGGTCAAAGAAAGGATAACTTTCGTTTAAATATGGTATAAATTGATAATTACCATTTGACACCCAAGGAGGATTAGTATAGTAAATTTCATAACCAATTGAAGGAACACCAACGTTTATTTGTGCGTTGTCTAATTGGCTTTGTGTCATTTGTAAAGCACTTATATTTGGCTCAACAATTAACTTTTTAAATTCATCACTATCTAAGAAGTCAGAATCCCATGTATAGCCACCCTGAGCGAATATTTTCTCTAAATATTCCCTTACAAATAATTGAGGGAAAAATTCTTTTACACTGAAAACACTATCACTATTAGTCCCTAATCCCCTTTGAACAAACCCGTAATAGTAGCCCTTACCCATTCCAACGTTTGTGCTTACACCACTTACCTTACAATTGTTAGTCCACGATGCTATCTGATTAGCTCTAGTGTAATCGTGATCGTATTCGCTAAAATCTAATTCTTCCAAATACTTATCACCAATATCAACAAACAAATTACCTTCGTTTCCAATAATCGAACACTCATAAACAATGTTGTTGTCAGGTGTTTTGGTAATTTTCAATAACTGCAAGGCCCCCGTCAATACTTGTGTTTCATCAACGAAGTATTTAGCAGTTTCTTTTAAGTTAGGGTTAAACGATTGCAAGTCAATATTAGCCTCAAAGATATTCTCAAATAACTTATTCAGCTTGTTGTTACCATACAAAGTAATGGTCTTTGTAAACGATGCATTCCTTTTATCAGGTTCCCTTAAGTCAGCTTGAACGAAGTTTGTACTAATTGGAATGTTATTTACAATAGCGTAATTTTCTCCGCCTATCTCTAATCTAGTTGTTATCATAAGCCCCTTTGACGTGTTTCTTGCGTGTTATATTCGATGTTAACTGTATAGTTGAAAAGCTTATCGCTATTGTGCTTTTTAAAGTCGTAACTAGTATCTGTAATGGTTACTGGTATGTAATTCGTTCCATCGTGCTGCCATACTATTGGACTGTCGAATAATTCCTGTAAAGCTTCGTTTTGGCTTTCGCTTATCCAGTCACTTGTTAACGTTGACGTGTATGTCGTAACGTTTGCCACCTCATGTACTTCTCTATCCCATCTGTTTGTAGTCATGATACCACTCACTACATTACCTTTGCCCAAACGAACGTTTGATGTTTTTTTACTCATTCGTTTTGTAGCCGCCAAACTGAATTGTTTATACAAGATACGACCGCTACGAGATAAATAGTAAAGCCTTGTTACGTCATAACGTGAACAAATATCCTGAACTGTATAAGGATAATTAGATATTGCAAATAGCCCACCGCCTAATGGAGTTGTTATTTTAATATTTACAACGTCACCCACCGCCAACGTATGACCTAAAGCTAATATACCATTATAACCAACGTTGTATGTGTATATTTTTCCAATGTCAGTAATAGAGAAAGTAGTTAAAACAGTTGAGTTAACTGATATTTCAATACTATATGCTTTAAAGAAATGTAACCAAACATCTGTTAACGGAGTCACTATGCTATCAGCTACATTTAAAGCCTTTGGTAAACCTAAAATATTATTATTATATGAGCCGGGGATATAGTTAGCAAACTCCTCTTCATTCAAACAAGCATCAAAAGCCGTGTAAGTCATTGTATAAGCTCCAGCTGTTTGCAAAGCACCTGAATAGTATTCAGTAACTGTTAGTGTTACACTAACTGCCTTGTTAACTGCCTCAACTAATCCCGTATCGTTTGGATTGAAATAATGTTCTATAAAATTCTTTGCTTTCTCCTTAGCGTTGTAAACAAAGCGAC